CGGATAGTGGTGCAGTATATGCAACAAAGATCCATGGTCTCATGCCAAGTCTGTATGATAGCTCCCACTGTCTGCCTGCATAAGCTGCTACACCTATGAGGAAATGAAAGACAATGAGTTGATATGGTCCGCCATTATATAGCCACTCGTCCAGTGTGCCAGCTTCCCATATAGGATAAAAATGTAGTCCGATTGCATTAGAGGAGGGGACGATAGCTCCTGATATAATATTGTTTCCGTACATTAACGAGCCGGAAACTGGCTCACGTATGCCGTCTATGTCTACAGGCGGTGCTGCGATGAAGGCTAATATAAAACAAGTTGTTGCAGTGAGTAAGCAAGGGATCATCAAGACACCAAACCAACCTACATATAGTCTGTTGTTTGTGCTTGTAACCCACTCGCAGAATCTCTGCCAGTTACTGGCTTGGCTTTCTCTTGTTACTGAGATAGCTGCCATTAAAATACACCGGGTATTATTTGACCTGTTGTTGCGTAGGCTCCTACAGCTGCTACGAATCCGAGCATTGCTGCCCAGCCATTAAATCTTTCTGCTTCGTTTGTCATTATTGGATGTTTGTTAATTGGATAGTTTTCGATAACTCTTGGTGGAGTTTCGTTTGCAAATAAGTTTTGGGGTGACATATTTTTTCTGAAAATTTATAAGGTTTTGTAGGTAGGTGGGAGAGCCCTTCAACCCACCTTGTTATTTCTTGCGTCTTTTGTGATTGTAGTTTATACGGCGACTACTTGTCTTAGTTCTGTTGAACTTAGCCTTTTCACTACTGGACATTTCACCTGTAGTCTTAGGTGTTTTAGATGACACACGTCTAGATGGTCTGCAAGCTGGGTAGCCTTTTCGCTTCTCACCTTTCTGTCTGCCACAGGGCTTACCAGTTTTGGTGTCAACCCATTTCTCTTGAAACCATCTTCGTAAACTCATTTTCCTACTGTCTTTTGTGCTTTTTTATGGGCCTCTGTAAAACTTTTACCCGCTCTCATTTCCTTACGCATCATTGCCATGTGTTTGGAAGAGTGATGCTTAGAGTGTTTTTTAAGCGTTTCTTGCTGGCGTTTTGTCAGTGCTGCCATTACTTTCGTTTACCTCTTGTGTATCCTTTGGCGGTTTTTCTAACACCACCTACTTTGACCTGACCCTTACATACTTTAACAGCATATGCGTTTGCGTATGCAGAAGGGTAGACCTTGAACTTTCTTTTGGCAGCTGCTTTACCACGTGGACATAGTTTACCCATTAGCGTTTCTTACCTCCATGCTTGCAGCCACATTTAGATCCTTTTTTGTGTGCCATTAGTTTTCTTTATCGGTGTCTTGTCACCTTTTGATTCGGTGATTTTTGCGGACTGAGCCGTCCTCGGCGTATGTCATTGCCATGTTAGCATTTCCATCTACGTAAGGCAAGTGCCTTTCTTGTTGGCTTGCCGTTTGGTTTTTTGAGTGGGCCTTTCATGCCAGACATGCGAGCACAAAATGACCTCTTTCTAGCCCCTCCTCCGGGCTGTGGAGCTTTGAGATTAGAGCCAGTGGCACGATTGTACTTGGCTCTTCCCTTCGCTGTCAGGCCGCCTTTGCGACTCTTCTCACCTCTTCCGAGAGACAGGCTTACTCCCTTTCGTTTTCTTTTTGCCATTTTTAAGTTTCTTGAAGTCAGCTCCTGTGATTTTATCTCGGGGTGGTGCTACTCTGGCAATCTTCATTTGCTTGGCAGAGTACTTCTTTTTACCTGATGGCTTAGGCATTACCAAATACCGGGTATGATTTGCCCTGTCCAAGCGTAGTTGAGGAGAGCTGCGGCTATACCTATCATAGCTAGTCTTCCGTTAAGCTCCTCTGCTGGATGCCATTTTTGGTTTTCGTGGTTGTGGGGTGTCATTTCTTTTTCTTTTTAGTGGTTTTCTTTTTCTTGAGTTCAGCAAGCTTCTTGTTCATTTTGCCTTTTGGCATAGATTTTCCGTACATGATTAAAACTCCAAATCAGATCTGTCTAGTTTTTCAATTATGTCTTGTCTGTAAGCTGGATCTCTGTCGTAACGAGGATCGTTCATCGCTGCGACTAGCTCTTGCTGACTGCGGAAGACATCACCGCTTTTGGTTGGTGCTTTACCTGTAACCATTCTACCTTCTACTCCGTTTGCTGCGTCGTATTCTGCCTTGAGTCCTGAGACTGCTAGCTTGATAGCTTCGATGCTACCAGTTTCTACGACCTGATCGAACGCAGAGATTGCAGATTTGTCAAGGTTACTCTTAGACCAATTAATAATGTTTGCGTAAGCCTGTTCACCACCCGCTGAGTTCTTGATCTGATTGATGTCAGAATCAGTTATTGCAGGGGCTGGTTCAGAGTTTACTGATTGTTGATACTCTGGGTCAGCTTGTACTTCTAAATAAGCCTTGATTAGATCTTGGCTTGACATAGAAGAAAACTTAGACAAAGTCTCGTCTGATAACTTGTTACCGTTATCAAAGTATTCTTTACTAGCGTCAGTGATGAGCGTAGCACCTTCGGAGAATTTAGGTTTCTCCTCGGGCTGCTCCTCTGCACTAGCTGTTTCTTCACCCTCACCCAGTTTCTTTTGTAATTCTACATAAGCTTTCTCTAGCTCTTGAGCATCCTTATACTTACCAGCATATAGTTTCTCTTCCTGTTGAGATAGTTGTTCTCCAACTTGAAGAGAGTCTTGCTCTTCTGGTGTAAGGTTGTCAACTGTAGTTACGTTCTGTGGTTCTTGGTATGATAGTGTTTCTGCCATTACTTATTGTGGTGGTGTAAATTGTTCAATGGCTGCTTGTGCCTGTTCAGCTAGCTGTGGATTCTTTGCTGGATCCATCAGTGGTGTGCCAGCTAACTGACCGGCTTGGTTGACAAGAGACTGGTTTGCTGCGTCTGCCTGAGCCTGAGCCTGCATTTCCTGTAGTTGCTCTGCTGTGCGTACAAGATTTAGTATGTCTATACCTTGTGCAGCTGCTAATCGTTTGATAGCTTCAGTAGGATCTATGTATTTAGCTAGAGCCTCTGGGCCTAGTGTCTGACCAACAGTAGCCACAAATCTAGTAAGAGCTTCATTATCCTGACCTCTGCCTAGACTATTGATACCAGCTACTATCTTGGGTCTTACCAACTCTTTTGGTAACTTAGGTATCTGATTACTACGCTGTAATATCAGCATAGTTCTGTTTAAATATGGTATGAGAAACTCAACCGTAAGTAGACTAAACAAGCCACCTAACGATTGTTCTAACTCAAGCTGTGTAAGGCGTACCTCCTCAGCTGTAACTCTTTCTGCGTTCCTGATGTTCATAACCAAGAAAGCTTCGAGTATTCTTCTTTCTATAGTTGCTGCTAAGTTTGCAGCTGTAGCAAAGTCTGCTGTCTTACCGACTTGCACGACTCCTACATCTTCTGGTCTACCCTGTATGATAGCTCCGTTACCAGCTTTGGCAAGTGTCCCGGGCTTGGTTGTAGCAGATGGTGATACAAGAAATACAACTTTACTTGCAACACTCGCACCTTCTACGAGAGCTTGAGATAAACCATCGAGACTCCTTAGATCCCCGATAAACTCTTCTACTCTACCACGTCCGTAATCTTCTCCGTCTACTGTATTGAATCGAAGCACTAACCATGGAGAGGCGTTTTTGGGTGCTGTGCTCTGGCTTCCGGCTAGTATCATATCGTCTACCTCCTGATGCCACCTCCAGCTACCACTACTCTCGTCCATCTTAACACAGGTGTATACCTCAGCGTCGTCTTCTCCAGCACCATATTCTGAGTCACTGTTGACTTCATCGTTAGGTGTAGGCGGTGCAATACCTAGTACCTTACGGCTTACCATTTCTTTGGTAATTATCTCTATAACGTTACCGTTACCATCTCGTTCGACTACATATCTGTTCAATGGATAGTGCTTTAGACCATCCTTACCCATGAATATCAGGGCATTACCAGATACAATAAGATGCTTTAGTGCTTGGTGTAGCACAACTCTATCGTTCGATGCTGCAATGTAGTCCATAATCAATCTCTCTATCTTTGAGAATGATAAATCCATCTCGCTTTTCATCGAGGGGTCGAGCTGCTCACCCAGCTTGTCTTCTCTTACCTGTAGTTTGAAGAAGGCTGTCTGTGGTGGTAGTATTGCTAGCATAAGTTTAGCTGCAAGTGTTACCACTGCCTTTGCTCCTACTGACTGATAGGGTTGGAGTAGAGTTCTTTTGCCGGTTGCGTCGTCATCTTGTCTGACGAGATAAGGTAAGGTAAGTTCTGAACACTCTACTGCTGTATCAAGAAACTGAGTTCTGCCTGATGATAGCATAGAGTATTTAGTCCTTGCCTTATACATTCAATCCTCCTGTTTCAGTGCCGGTTTCTCCACCGCCTGTGTTAAGGCTGATTTTGAGAGCATCTGTGCCTTCTCTCTGGGCAGTACCTTTAGGGTCTTTCTTAGCTGTTGTACCATACTCAACGCCTGCTACCTCATCTGGGTCTAGTAGCTCCTTTTTACTGGGTAGTCTGCTAGCCTGAGTTAGGTCAGGGTTTCTTGGTTGAATAGGTTGTGGTGCAGGGGCTGCCGGTGCTGGCGGCCTTGATCTAAATATGCACATCGTCGTTTAGTATTGATTTAATATATTGTACGACCGACTCTTGGCCGGCCCTGTACATGATGGAGGCATGATCCTCCTTGGGGTGGACTGGATACCAAGCGAACTTGGATTCCAAATCCTCTACTAACTTCTCAAGCTTCTCTGAATAAAACTTAAGCGTATTGTGGGAGGTTTGTATTTGCATGTTCAAAGAACGCTGGCATGCGAGCTGCTTTTGTGTCGGCAAACTGTGGTGCTTTGCCTTCATACATCAGCCGGTCGCTCGCATCCAGCCAGAATGTTTTGTCTAGGTGTTTGTCCGGTGAAGTTTTTAGGGGTTGTAGTACCCATGATATAGTTGCCTTCCGAAGCTTGTCCAAAGAATTACTAGGAACAAGACCCAACTCACGGCATACAAGACTATTTGTCGCCACGTGGATTTGTTCATCTCTGGATATATCAGCTGATACTGTTCTGAGAGCAGCATCACCAAGAAAGCGAAACATAGGTAATAAAACAAAGAATACAGCTCGCTCTGCAACGAGTGCCTTTGTGATAGTATGGTCAGGGTGTTGTATCCAAGCATCTCTTAATCTTATCGCCTCCATTTCAGCAAGCGGATCAGCCCCATGGGATTCAACAATGAAACCCAGAGCGAGATCATGCTTAATCTCATCTTGTACGTTAGACTCAAGAAGTGTCCTCGCTGCTTGGGGTACTTCTTTCTCCAAGCCTTGAGAAATAAATTCTCCAACTGGTAGCTCCATATGACGTATTGCGAGTGCACGTTTGATGGTTTCTTCAGCACCAGATCTTACCTCCCCTTTTGTTGGTTTTACGGGAGTCCATGTTCTTTTTCTATTTAATAATTTTGTGTAAGGGTTCATTGTTGGCAGTCACATTCGATTTTGTTTTCAAGAATACCATCCAAATAATCCTGTATGTCAGTGTCTCCAAGTGCTGCATAAGCATCAGACTTATCTTGAACATCACCCATAACTTGTAATGAATAGTACAAAGAGGTTTGTGAACTTTCGAGCCATTCCTCTATAAATGCTTCATCGTATGTTATCATGTCGCTCCAGCTGTTGAAGCTGTAACCATGAAGCAATCCTGTCCTATCGAGCATTGTCATAATTTCGTCTGCTACACGCTTATATGCGTCCCATCCTACTTCGCTTGCAATCTCAACGTTACCATAGTTGACTCTCTCTACTCCGAACTCGCCGGAGTCTCTATCAACCTTTTGTGCTATTGGGGGTGCTATCTCGGGTGTGCATGTAAAGCCGTCTAGGTCTTTACTGCGATAGCTGCAACTGGCAGTGGGTGCAATAGCGAAAGCCCTTACCATGTTATTTTCTCTCGCAATCTGAGCTGCTTCAAAGATTGCATTGTTTAGTGCCCAAGCGGCACAGCCTGCTTCATTGTTTGCAGAGTACCCCTTGTTTACCAGTCGAAGTGCCTCTCCAAATTTCTCGTACGTGATGTTGTATCTTCTGAGGAAGTTTGCAAGACCGAGCACTCCAAGCCCA